CCGAGTTTTGGCTTACCAAAATCTGCTGGTGATTCATATGCGGACCATCCATCCGGTGCATAATCTATATCAATACTTTTTAATACACATGTTGTGATTGGTGGTATATTTGGATTTTCTCCACCATTATAATAAAACTTAATATCAAATTCGGATGGTGGTACTAAAAAGAATCCACCTGAATTTGATTTTATTTCTGGTGCTTGATGAAATCTAAGTCTTTCTAATATGTTTTGTACTTCAGCTGCTTCTTTTTCATCTCTTGGATAAAACAAAAAAGAGAAATTGAATTCTCTAAATTTTGGAGAAGCATAAATCATCTCCATCATTGGATTCATAGCAAGTCCAGTACCAGCGGCAAATAAAACTTTACCCAAATCACCTTTACTTTTCGCTAATGCAGCTGCAGCAAATGGAGTTAAATTCTTTACTATATTTTTACCCTTTTCCCCATCAGGTGAACTCTTATAAGCATCTATAGCAGATGCTCCAGCTGAAAGAGCACCAACCGCAGCGTCACCAATTTTTGGTGTCGAGTATTCCTGGTTGTATACATAATGTAAAGTATCTGGCATATAAAGAGCAATAGTATCTGTTGTTCTTTGAATAGTTCTAGTAAAAGAAGTGCTTGAGATGCCAGCTACAATAGATTTAATTTCATTTGCGAATTGCTGTGATGAACCTATTAATTCCTTAAATGCATCAGCACCATTACCATTACCCAAAACGCTACTAATACCAGACACTACTTTATTTCCTAAAAAACCAGATATTGCAGATCCAACACCAGTTTTTTCAACTTTACTAATTAAATCAGAAGCAACACCAAGAATTGAAGCCGCACTACCACCAATATTTGTAGCACCTCTAGCCGATTGTAACGCAGTTCTTTGAGAAATTACTGTTGGCTGGTCGCTTGTTGTAGTGCCTTTAAATTGTGTTGCACGTTGTTCATTGATATGGATCACCATGTAGTGACCTTTGTCATAACTACCTAGGTCTATAGGATATCTGAAAGTGTTAGATTCATACACAGAACTTTCTAATGCTCTGAGTGGTCCACCCACTTTACTATTTTTATTACTGTTAAAAGTTATGTCTGTTAATGAAAAAAATGCCATTTTCTACCTTTTAGTTGACTAGATATATTTATGTCATATCGAGGAACATTTACCCCTAAAAACACATCAAAGTACAAAGGGAACGCAAGTAATATTATTTACCGTTCTTCTTGGGAGTTGAGAGTGATGAAATATTTGGATGATAATCCAAACGTGATTTGGTGGGCGTCCGAAGAATTGCCAATACCATATGTGTCACCTGTTGACAAAAAAGCACATCGTTACTTTCCAGATTTTATTGTACATCTGAAACTGAAAGGTGGCAAGACTATAACCTATATATTAGAGGTTAAGCCAGAAGCACAAACTAAAAAACCTACACAAAAAAGACGAACAAAGAACTACATTCAAGAATCTATAACATATGCTATCAATCAAGAAAAGTGGCGAGCTGCCGATTTGTTCTGTAAAGAGCATGGTTGGGAGTTCAAATTGATAACTGAAAAAGAACTTGGCATTTGACATAAATATACGATGGCATATCTTTTAGACAGAATAAATCAGTCCTTACAAAAAGAAGGACTAACACCTCGCACAAATAAAGCGAGAACATGGCTTCGTGCCAAAATTTCAGACTTGAATCCATCAAGACAAAACTTAATGACGGATCGTCAACGATTAAGAGATAGTACTATTATTGGCAATATGTACTTCTACTTTTACGATCCAAAAACAAAGAATTCGTTGCCATACTACGATAGGTTTCCTTTGGTACTCCCAATAGAACAATACCCAGACGGTTTTCTAGGATTGAATTTACATTACATTCATCCAAAGCAACGAATACTTTTGTTAGATAAGTTGAGTCAATATGCTTCAGATAGTCGTTATGACAAGAACACAAGATTGAAATTAAGTTATGCAGCTTTATCTTCTGCATCAAAGGCATTCGAAGCACAACCATGTATTAAAAGATATTTGTTCTCCCATGTACAGTCTAGATTCTTACAGATATCTGCTGATGAATGGGACATAGCGTGTTTGTTGCCAATGGAAAGTTTTGTCGGTGCAAGTACAAGTAAAGTATACTCAGATTCTAGGAAAAAATTCTAATGTCATTTTCACCGCAGTTATTCTTAGCTAATATTAAAGCTAAAGATGGTTTAGCTAGACCATGTCGTTATGAAGTTATACTTCCAATTCCACAATACATCAATGATTTTGTATCATCAAGTCTTATGGAAAAAATATTAAATGCACCAAATGCATTTTTTACAGATATTACAGATGCAATTAAAAATTTATTTGGCGCAACTGGTGAAAAACAAGATCCACAATCAAAAACAGCTAATGCTTCTATGTCAAGATATTTGGCATTACAATGTGAGTCTGCTGAGTTGCCAGGAAGAACAATACAAGCTCAAGATGTAAAAATATATGGTCCAACTTTTAAAGTACCTTTTCAAACACAGTTCCAAGAAACAACATTAACATTTTTATGTACTAATGAATTTTATGAGAGAAAGTTGTTTGATAATTGGTTGGAATGTATTATGCCTTTAGATACAAATAATTTAAGATTTGCTAGAGGCGAAAGTACTACATATTTAACTAATATTAAAATCATCCAGTATGATGATTTTATCAAACAAATATATGCAATAGAATTGATGGATGCTTTTCCAATATCAATTTCATCTCAGCCATTAAGTTGGACTGATGACGGATTTCATAGAGTTACAGTTCAATTTGCATTTCAAAAAACTAGAATCGTATATGATGGTCAATATGATTTAGCAGCTGCAGCTACTGCATTGTTCGGAGTAGCTGGCTCAAGATTATTCGATAAGGCACAAAGTTCAATTGCAAATGCCATCGGAAAAATTATTTTTTAACTAAGTGAGGATATAACATGGCTTTACCAAAACTTGACACGCCAATTTTCGAAACAACATTAATTTCAACAGGCAAAAAAATTAAATTTAGACCGTTTCTTGTAAAAGAACAAAAACTATTTTTAATGGCTTCTCAATCAGAAGATGCAAAAGAAGTTGTAAGTACAATCAAACAAGTATTATCTAATTGTATATTGGATGATATTGACATTAATAGTTTACCAACTTTTGATTTGGAACATTTGTTTGTTCAGTTAAGGGCTAAATCTGTTGGTGAAGTTGTTAATCTTAGATATTCGTGTAATAACAATGTAGAAGACAAAGATGGTGGAACTAAAGTGTGTGGTGGAACAGTAAAGATTGATTTAAATCTTTTAGAAATTAAACCAACTATAGATCCAACACATTCAAGTAAGATTGAGTTATCTCCAAAAATGGGTATTGTTATGAAATATCCAAACTTTGATATTGTAGAAAAATTAAATATACAATCACAAGCTGAATTATTAAATTTAGTAACTGCTTGTATTGATTACATTTATGATGCGGAACAAATTTATTATTCAAAAGATGTTAGTGCAGATGAATTAAATGAATTCATTGAAGAAATGCAACAATCAGACTTAGAAAAAATTCAAAAGTTTTTTGAAACAATGCCACGTTTACAAACTAAACATGATTTTAAATGTGTAAAATGTGGATATCAAGAAAATATTAGTATCGAAGGAATTCAAAATTTTTTCGGGTGAGTCTTTCCCATGATAGTCTGAGTAACTATTATGAAACAAATTTTGCTTTGATGCAACATCACAAGTATAGTTTGACTGAGTTGGATAATATGTTACCTTGGGAAAGACAAGTTTATATTGATATGTTGGTGAATTTTTTAGAAGCAGAAAAAGAACGATTAAAAGCTCAACAGCAAGCGAGAAAATAAATGGCAGATAAAAAGTCCAGATTAGCAGAAATTTATAAGAGTGAGAAGGCCACTGGTGGTGGTTTAACATCAGCTCTGGGTAAAAGATTTAAAGAAAAGTTTGATCCTAGACAGATGTTTAACCAACAAGGTTTAATGGCTGCTCTTTTGCCTTCAATCTTTAAAGCTTATAAAGCACCAACACTATCATCAAAATTATCTCCAGCATTAAGTCCTACTGCAAGTAGTGGAGTTAGTGGACTATCGAATGAAAAGCTTGATATTTTAATAGCGCAATCAAAAGACATTAAAATAAATTCCACAATTGTCGCAAAAAATTCTATGTCTAATAATGCAATGGCAAGAGACATGAATTTAATGAGACAGAATATATTTCAACTTGTTAAATTAAATAAAGGAAAACCAACAAATAAAGCTGACATGTTTTTTAAACATGCAGGTGCCAGAGATAAAGAATACAAATCAAAATTTAAAAAAGAAAGTAAAGTAGCTAATAACACAGCACCTACAAAAACTGGCGATACTGAAAAATCAGCGGGTCTTTTAGGTGTTGGAGGTGCATTAAGTGGTGCATTAGGTGGTTTAAGTAAGGGTATTGGAATAGCATCTAAACTTGGTGGTCTTGGGCTTGGGCTTGCGGCATTCTTAACTGCATTAGGTGGTGCTGCTTGGGCTATAGATAAACTTGGTGGTATGTCTGGATTAAAAGATGTGTTGACTAATCTAGCTGAAGGTCTTGGTGCGTTTAGTGGTGGAAGTTTAGTTGCACTTGGTGCATTATTTGCTGGAAGTATGTTGTTTGGTGGTGGAACAAAAGGACTTAATATAGCAGTAGTTGGTGCTGGCATAGCAGGATTCTTAACTGCATTAG